AGCATTCAGTCGTGTACTAGCAAAAGACGGATCACTCCTCCCTGACCCATGCGTCGCATGTGTCAGAGTAATTCGGGAGATTTGCTACTTGTTTTACAAGTACAAACTTCCTTTTTCCGAGGATCAAGAACAAGAGGTTGTCGATAAGTTTGTAAAAACTGAAGACGACCTCTCAACGGTTGACACTCGACTCGAATCACTTCGTGTTGATGTTGACTTACACAACCATGAACAGAGACGTCTCCGCAAGGGGACTCCTGTTTACGTTGTTCGCCGAGCTAGAAGACTCTTATCGAGTCTTTTCTCTCGCTTCGATGCGACCGACATTAATCCACGCCACGGCCCTGGAGTCGTTGCTACCAAGCAAAAACTCTGGGAGAAGTATCGTTGGACTAATGTGTCACAGAAGATCACACAACGGTATCCACTGGACGCATATTTTTATGCATCCCTAGGACACGTCTGTGATCGTCTTGATACTATTGATAGTATCAAGCAGGAGGATCTTCCTGCCCGAGTTATACTCGTGCCGAAGGATTCTCGCGGGCCCCGCTTAATATCTTGTGAACCTGTTGATTATCAATGGGTTCAGCAAGGACTAGGTAGGGCCATCGTTGAACATGTAGAGCACAACGCCCTAACAAGGTTCAATGTGTTCTTCACAAACCAACAGCCTAACCAGAAAGGAGCCTTGTTGGGCTCGTCTACTGGTAAGTACGCTACCCTTGACCTCAATGAGGCCAGTGATCGCGTTTCGTTGGTTCTGGTTCGCCTACTATTCCCGCCTCACATATGTGAGTACCTGGAAGCGTGTAGGAGTTCCTCGACAGTGCTGCCGAACGGGAAGGTTCTCGGTCTACACAAGTTTGCGCCAATGGGAAGCTGTTTATGCTTCCCTATATTGGCACTTACTGTGTGGGCCATCCTAACCGCGGCTGCACCTGACAAAGATACTCGTGAGAGTATCTTAGTGTACGGAGATGATGTGATTGTACCAACGGCTTACGCCGCGGACGCAATCGAACAACTCGAATCATTTGGTTTAAAGATAAACCGTGATAAGAGCTGCACCAGTGGACTCTTTAGAGAGTCATGTGGCACCGATGCCTTCAAAGGCACCAACGTCACTCCCGTCCGCTTGCGGACGGTCTGGTCATCTATTCCATCGCCTAACGTCTATACTAGTTGGATCGAATATTCGAATTCCTTCTATGATAGAGGTTACTTCACCATCTACGAGCGAATCGTAGAGGCTTTGCTCCGTATATACGGACCAATCCCAGATGATAGCATGCATGTTGCATGCCCATCACTTCGGGAAGTATCCGAAGACAAGAGATACCGACGCATTCGCTGGAATCGTGATTTGCAAAAATCACAATACCTAGTTTATGATGTCAGTTCTCCGATCATACATCAGCGGCTGGATGGTTGGTTGATGCTTCTGCGTTTTTTCGCAGAGTCTCCTCCAAATCGTCCAAAACCGCATGACGCACCACTCGGTCAACCTTCTTATGAAGGAAGAACGGGTGTTTCGGTTAGTCAGTACACACGCCGTAGAACAAGCATGCTTGTTCTCAGGTGGCGATGAC